CTGAAATAAAAATGGCTCATTGACTCCATCACAGATTACAATTTGCCCGTAATCTGAAGTACCTTCATAGATTGCAAAAGTACAGCGTCCCTGATTTGTTCTATCGGCATTTGCACGGCTGTTAAAAGTTCCGTAGTCATCACCGCTACTATGAACAGAAGCCTTGTTTATTTGCATCCATGTTTCTTCACCATCAACACTGAAGAATATACCAGTGCCTGAACATACAATAACGCCATCAGCGTAAACAGCCATGCCTAATACTGCTTCACTACCATTTGGTTTTGTGTCACCAAAGGGTGTAAAGCCATCAATGCGCCTGTAGCCGCCATCAGGATCTACTTCAAAGTTACGAAGTCTTGTGGCTTGTCCCGGCTGCTGAAGCATTTCAAGCTGATTTAGGTTGACGTTTAAACCGCCTCTACAAGAATATCCCCAAGGCTGAGACATTACACAAATCTCATTCTGTCATCTTTGAAATAACCGGGGGCTGGTTCCATAAGATGAAGGCGCATAAGTTTTAAACCACGCTTATAATCGTCTAGTGCAAATGCAGCAGCTTGTGAGTTTTCTTTAAACTGGTGCATGTAGTATCTAGCCCTTGCTAACAGCACAGGCTTGTAAGTGTCTGCAAATACAATAGCATCTCCAAAAGCATCAAGCTCTGTAGGAAGGTCGTAAGCATAGAACCAAATACGATATACTTTATCGGGGATGGCGCTTAGACCAAACTTACGACTGTCTGGGCTGCGTATTACGCGAGAAGGAACACCATACTGTTGGGTGTCTGAAGCGTCTTTATTTTGAGAGACTCTAAAAAAGTCTTTCCACTCTTCAGTAGTCGTGTACTTGAGATTACGAATAGTATGTGGTGCTACTTCGCCAGAAACATCAACAGTTGTTAACAGAAAATTATCCCAATCAATGTAACCGTAATCAGTTGTTATGCTGCTAGAAGAGGGCTTTAACTCGTACCAACGAGTACCAGCTACTGTTTCTACATACGCATTTCCGTACATGTGATCTGTAGCACCGCTTTCATCAGTAGCTAAAAAAGGCCACTGAGGTTCTTCGTTAACAATGTCTAAGTAGCCCCTGTTAATACAGTCTTTAGCATGTTGCTGAACACCAATAGCATTTGCAAAAGTAGCTGAAGTTAAAGCAACCTCATTTAGCTCTCGCAGTAGCTCATTTGTTAACGTAAGAAATGTTGCCATTATTAGTGTGCCTTTTGAATTGTAAAGTTAGCTTTTTTGCTTGCGCCTTTATGAGGTTTAAAGCCTTCTTTAGGATCTTTCATTAGCTTCTGAATTTTACCAACCTTCATCCAATGATAACCTTTAGGAGCGTCTACTTTCATTAGTAAGTTACGCTTTTATTCTTACCAGCCATTGCGCTGCAAGCTTTTTCCATAGCAGCAATGTCAGCTTTACCGCCCATAGCTTTACCACCATGAGCATAGCCACCACGAGGTTCGGTCATTTTCTTTTTCATCTGGCCTTGCATTTGATCTACCATGCTTCCACCCATATAACCGCCACGCATATATTTATCTTTCATTATTCTTGCTCCATGCTAAAAGTTTTAGAAGTCTCTCTAGCTATTTCTAATTTATTTTTATTACCAAAGATACGATCATAGTTGCTTTGATATTTATCTTTGTCAAAACCCTTACGAAAACGACTTTCTTGAGAAACAATCGCTTTCCTAAACATTACTGGCTTATCCTTGCTTCCTATCTGTGGCATACATAAATCCTGTGTAAAAAAGATTGGGGGCTTTTTACGGCCCCCGTTCAGTTTAGTCGATACCATAAAACGCTGAAACCATAGCATCTGGCCGCAGTACCTTAGCACCATATACGTGAAGACCACGTACAATGTCGCCAAAGCTATCTGGGTCACGAATGACTTCAGTGCTAGTAATGGTCTGAGCCGTAGCAGTAGCAGACATGTGACCAGCAAGACATTGACCAGCAGCGTTAGACGTTGCAGCAATGTTGTTAGTCTTATACATGTCAAAGCCACGCAGCTTGCCAGAGCTTACCAAACCATTACGGATGGAGCCTTGACCGGCGTTGTAGTCTACTGACAAAAGCTTAGATGAGCTTTGTACGAGGATTTCGTAGAACTCAGGTGAAGCCAAGAACCAACGACCTTCTTCAGGGATGTTTTGCTCGTCAAGAAGACGGGCCATACGAGAAAGAACGTCAATAGGATCGTGCTCAGATGAGCCAAAGCCAATGTCCAAGTTACCAGTACCGTCAAAAGTACCAGCAGCAAGGTCAGTTGCATTGTCAGAACCAAGGATGTGGTTAGGGGTTGCAGCAGAAACGCCAGCGAACATCGTAGCAATTACACCTGCGTCAAAAGCATCACGCAAAGCGTAAGCTGCTGAAGAGGTTGCTACATCGCGGAAGTTTACATGCGACATGTTAGTTTCAATATCATCAACGATGAACTTGAATGCGTTAGCAGTGTCAACAACAAGACTAACTTCTTGGTCAGTCAAAGCTGTTTTAGTTATATCTGCGCCACGCTCATACTGGTAAACAGTGATGACAGGTTCCTTGATGATTCGTACAGTGTCACCATAACCAGAAATCTCACCAGCATAATCGGTGTTCGTAATAGCTTCTGCTACTGAAGACTTCCGAAAGAAGTTGAGTACCTGTTTAGAATATACTTTGGGTAGGAAAAACGAGTTCGTTTGACCTGCTACTGAATTACCAAAGTTACCGTTAGTGTCTGTACCTTGCTCAAATAGAGCGTCTGATTGGTTAAAAGCCATATTATATTACTCCTAAGTAGAAAAGATTATCCTCTACGAACCCTTCCCTCAATCATCGCAATATTGATTTCTTCTTCGTGTCTATCAAATTGGTCGAGGGACATTTTCGCAATTTCACTTTCTGTCCAAATCTTAGCTTCCTTAGCATCTATATTGGTTGTTTTAGTAGATACCATATCAGCAGCAGAACTTTGTGGCTGCTTACGATTTGAACGTCTTTTTTGAGTATTCTGTCCTTTCCCAGTTTCTAACTTATAAAGGTCTAACGCTTTAACAGCTAAAGTAACATTGTTTGGATTGTTATAAATCCAATCTTGTATTTGATCCGGTTGTTCCTGCGCCCATTCATGGAACCCATCATCTCCTCTGATTTGATCAAAGTCAGGATGACGTTCCTGTAAAGCCGTCTCAGCTTCTCGCGCTGCAATTTCTGCTTCCCGCTGTTCAATAACAGAAAGCTTAGATCGCAATGCTTCTACTTCTTGCTGGCTCCTCATGTGAGCTACAGTTTCTACCGTATCATATAGATCAGGATACTCTTGCCTAAAACGATCTAAGTCCTCTTGAGACTTAGGAGCTTGGTATTGGGGTTCAGCTACTCTAGCTTGATCCAATAGTTCTTGCTCTTTACGTTTAAATTCAGAAAGCTTCTGATCGTAATGTTTCTTTAAATCATCATAGCGTTTTTTATAATTAGTATTGGGTTCATCCTCAGAAGAAGGGGCCTTTTTGCGGGTAGCCTTTTTCTGTTGAGGTTCTTCGTCTTCATCTTCCGGGTAATACAAACTTTCAGCAGCATTTAAAGATTGTTTGCGATCTTGTGTGTGCCAAGGTTTACGTGCATTATACGGGTTTGCGACTTCTTCCTCTTCGTATGCCTGTTCGGACATGTTACTCTCCTTTTCTACGGGGCTTGTTTTCTTGCAAGGTAGCCAATTTAAAACGTCTTTAAAATCTGGGGCTTGTTAATACAAGGTAGCCGTACTATTGTTGTTTTTAGCGTCTTCCTCCCATTAGGCTTGGCATTTGATTAGCACCTAACATAGATTGCTCTATGCGGTTTTCCTCTTCTTCCATTTGTTGATTAGGCATCCCATAAGGATTACTTAATAAACCGCCTTCTGCGTATCCGACTTTACCTCCACTAGCTTTTCGTTCTGCATCATCCATCATTGTTTGAAGGTTGTCTGCTCCGATTTCACTGGTGGCTTCTTCGGTGATTACAAACTCTCCATCGCTTAATCGCGCAGGAATAGAATCTGATACACCTGTTCCGGGGCCTTCAACTTCTCCAGCTCCCGAAAACTCTGATGCAGTCATAATGACTTTATCAAAGATTTCACTAAGCCTTGAATCTGATTCCAAAGCTCCCATTAAATATTGTTGTTCTGTTTCGTCTAAAGACTCATCAAGCACAAAGCCCATGTAGTCATCTTCCATTTGATCGTCTGGAACCTGTGACTCTTCTGCCATTGCTTGTTCTTCAGGTGTAAAAGTATCTACAGGCATTTCTTCTTCCATACCCATTTCAGGGGGTACAAGAAGCGAACCTCCTTCAGCTTTAGTAGATCTTTCTTTTTCTTTTTCTTTTTTTTCCTCTTCTTTGGGTCTTTTACCCGTGGGAGGCTTGGGCATATTTCTACGTGCTTGTGCTCTTATTTGACTCATAGGAATTTTTTCACCTTCCCAATACCATTGATCGTTAATGGTATGATAATCTCTGCCTTCTTTAGGCCACTCTGAGTCTACACCCCGAGAGGCTCCTCCCTTAGCTTTAGTAGATCTTTCTTTTTCTTTAAAAACATTCATTTTTACTTCTTGATCTACGTTTTGTGTCTGTTTTTGAAAGTTTTGCTGAATACGTTTCTGCTCTTCAGGTGACTCAGCCGCTTCCATTTCTTGTTTATATGAGTTATACATCATACGAAAGCTATCTTCTTCAGACATTTCTTCAGGAACTACACCGCCGGGTGCTTTTTTAAGGCGTTCTAAAGCGTCTAAAGCAGCTTCAGTATTGTAAGTGGTTCCTTCATACTTAAAGGTTTTTCCTTTAGCTTTTTGAGCAGCTTTTTTAAAAGCACTATTAGTATAAATAACTTTATCTTCTGTTTCGTAAGTAGCTGCACCTTCTTCAGGAAGGTCTAATAAAGAGTAAGATACTTTTTCTTCTTTTTTAACAACAGCGTCATCATCGTCATCATTATCTATTAACATAGCTGTAGTTCCTGCTAATAGAGAAGTGCCCCCTACACCTACTGCAAGACCTTGTTTACCAGTTTCTGCTGCTTTTATATTAGCGGCTCTAGTTAAATTACCTGTGTCTTCTATTTGTTTTTGCCCATAAGTAGGTTCTGTTGTACTTGCCCTTACCATTTGTCGCAGCTCACCAAATGCGCCCTTGCCAGCACCACCGCCACGTTCAAAGGCTACTAATTTTTCAATATCCCTTACTTGTCCAGTGGTTAAATCATTCTCTGCTGCCACCTTTTTAAAAGCATCTTGTTTTTTCATTGTTGGTAAAACAGCCTCTACTTCAGAGTGTACTTTATCTATTTTAGCCTTTATTGCTTTTTGCTCTTCATCAGCCTTAAATAATTTAGCCACCCTTTTTAGAAGAGGCTTTGCTAATTTACCACCCAATGATTTTTGCTCTCTGCGATTTAAAGTAGACCTAGGTAAAAAAGATTCAAGAGCTGCAAAGTCATCTTCTGATAATGAGTCTTTAAATTTTTCTAAATCTTTAGTGCTTAAAGAATCCATATAATTTTCAATGTCATCGACGCTATCAAAGGATTCAAGGTTCTGAGCTGCGTTAACAGGGCTTCTTTTTTTAACAGGGGCTGTAGTACTTTTTGATTTTTGTTCAAGACGTTCTAAAGGTTTAAAACTTTTTATAACTTCTCCATTATTACTTTGTTTTAAACCCATAAAGTAATCATCAACCATGTCCAACATTTCTGTTTCTGGATCATAGTCTTTAGATAACTGTTTCATTAACGGTGTTTTTTCTTCTGCAAAATCTTTAAAATCTTGTTTAAACTGTGCAGCAGTACGTCCTTCAGGGCTATCTACAAACTCTAGTTCTTCAGCAACATCAAGTAACTTTTTTTTCTGTGCAGGTTTGAGAACTTTAATTAGTTTTGAAGCTAGTTTTCCACCAATAGCTTTTTTCTCTCTGCTTAACATACTTTTACCCATCTTTTCTCTCCATTGCTTCTTTAACGCTGTCCTTTAAACTCTCTAACTTAGCCAGAGAACTCAGCCTCCCCTGACTGCGGTACAGCTCCAGTTCCGATGTTGCCACCGCCAGTACCTGTAGCTCCAAGCTCTTGAGGCTGCTGAGGTGCTCCTTCAGGGGGAGCCATAGGTCCGGGTTGTTCACCAGTGGGGCCAGCTTCCGGGCCAGTTGCCTGTCCAACATTATTTTGCATCCCTATAATTTGGGCCATTAGTGCTGCTTCTTCTGGATCGTTGATCAATTCATCTGGATCAAGGTCAAGACTGTAAGCAAGCTCGCTAATTAGCTTGTTCATTTTAATGAATGGTGCAATAGCAGGGTTTTGAGCAGTTTGTAGGAACATAGTCAAGCGTTGGCTACGTACTTCCTTTTGCATTAAGCTATTAGTACCTGTGGCTTTTACTTCTAAGTCACCTTTAACATCTAACTTAGACTCTAAGAACTGCATGTTCCACTGAAAGTATGCTTCGCCCATAGGCTTTAACAAGAAATCATCAAGGTTTTTAATGACGGTCTTAATGTTAAGAGATGCTGCGCCAAGTAGCATGGACATTCCTGAAGCAGTTCGCGTCATACTCTGGACACCTGTTTGACCATGAGAATAGCTTGGGATACCTGTCTGTTCATCTGCAAGCTGTCTGAATTTATCAAACATCATCATGTTTTCTTGTGAGGTGTTAGGAAACTTTAAGCCGTTAATTGCCTGTCCCGGTACTCCTGCTTGTCTTCGGAATACTTTACCCGGAAATATTTCCATACTTTGACCGCCCACAAGAGCAGTTTCGTCTACATCAAAGACTAATGACCCTGACAACGCTAGATTGTCAATTGCCATACGTGCATGACCATTCATGATCTTTTGAGAGTCATCCATGTTCTCTGCAACGCCAATACCAAAGAAGCTGTAAGGATTTCTTTCGTATGGGAAGGCATGATAAGGCAATCTGAAAGGCGTAAAGGGATTTATTACTGCTCGTAACATTTGACCATTGCAGATCCAAGCATTAACTTGTACTTCATCTAGGTCATCTACTTCATCTGGAATATCCATACCAACTTGGCGAGCATACTCAGCGTCTATTACTCCCCAATACTCTAAAACTTCAAACTGTCCTGAACCAGCTTCATCAGAACGGTGATCATCCTTTAATTCTTGCTCGTAATCTTTTTCTTCGTAATTAGGCCCTAGCATTAAGGCTTCACGAATAGCGTCTTTGTTAAAATATGGCATTTTAGCCAACGAACGCAGCTTAGTGCGATTCATACGGTGGCGATGGAATACATATTCTGCTTCGTTTATGTTTGTAGCGTTTGGATCAGGGAAAAAATCCCAAATGCTGACAAACTCAATACGAGGAACGCGCACATCAATTGGAGAATATCTCCTAGATCCTTCTTCATTTTCTTCCCAGCGACTCAATGTCTTATTAAAGTTAAATGGGCCTTTTACGATGCCTGTTCCAAATAGAGCAGACTCAAAAAGAGCGTTGCGTATTTCACTAGCGCCGTTAGATTCTTCAATTTGATCATGAATAAGCTTCTCTAAACGTCTTGCAGCTTCTTTTGCTGGACTAACTTCCATTACTGCTGGGTTAGGACTAGGTCCATCTACAAGTTTGTCTGCTCCTTGTGCCTCAATAGAAATTTCGTCAAACTTTCCAGACCCGTAAGTAGCTCCGGGCTTTAATACTCTACCATCACCCTCAAAACCCACATCAAATGGATTATCTTTTTTCTCTTCCTTACCTTCAGGGTTTTCTTCTGCCGAAGTTTCAATACCGGGCAAAGGATTTTGAGGGTCTAAATGGGCATACTCGCTAATACCTTCTGGTATTTTAGTCTCTGAAATGCCAATAGGAAACTTGTTAGCTCCGAATATAACATCTACAAGCTGACCAAAAGCTGCGAGGACTTTTGTCTTTGTTACTTTAACAAAAACTCTAGATTTTTCTGACTCTCTAAATCGTACATTTTTGTCGTATAAACCGCGATAATTGTGATATGCAGTTAACCAACGCTGTTCATCAATGTCTCTAGAGCTTTCAGCCTGTTCGTAACGATCCATAAGAAGACCAACAAAGTTATTACGCAAGGACTCTTCTAAAGTCAATTGCATACCTTGCTCGTCTTCTACTTGTTCAAAGTATAGACCGTTAGCTGTTAAGCTATTTTCATCTGACATATATTAATATCCGAAATCTACATCTGCGGGTGTGTATGCTTGTTCCATACGTAAGTGCCGCATTTGTGCTAGTGGGTCATTTACTCTTGGCCTTGACATAATAAGATACCGTAAGGCATCATAGGCGTGGTCAGGCGCATGAGTATTGACATCTTCAGGATTAGTCTTATCCAGAGGAATACTTTGAAGCTCGCGTATCAGGCTAGGACAGCTACTGAAAATCTGTAATCTTGGTCGTCCGCTTGGCTGAAGCCTCAAGTATTCGTGGATTTGAATTTTACCCTGTATTCTGTTTTTATCTGCTCTTCGCAGCTTATGGCCCTGTCTTACTAATGTTTCACCGACTGTAGGGCCTGTAGTCCCAGTACGGGACCATGCTGCTGTATCTAGTACACCTTGAACTGAGAAGGGGTCTTCTACTTCCATCTCTGTTATTATAGTGCCTAAATCCTGTCCTGTCAAGCCTTTACGGTATAATTCTCTATAAACAATGAGGGTGCCATCACTTGGGTCTATAGTAGCCCAAATACAAGCTGACTCACTAGCGTAGCCATAATCTATTCCTTTAACTCTATCCCAGTGAATCGGGATTTGAAATGGCGGTATTACATGGTTTTCTAAACTAAATTCAGTAAAGGCTGCGCCCTCATTAACATCCCAGTTACCTTCTAGTAATTGCTTACGTTGTGTAGGAGGTAAGGCTTTAAGCATCTTTTCATAACGACCATCCATTGCTAGGAAAGGATTATCTTCTAAACGAGCCGGTATAAACTTTCTTGTAAGGCCATCTTTGCCTACAAAGCTTGTATCAGGTTCTGATGGTAATATATATCTATTCTTTACCCAGTGAGCGCCCACGCCACCGGGGTTAGCAGTGCAACGCATGTAAGGAACAATTTCTGAATCAGTAGTACGTAATCTTGAAGCTAGGTAGTTCCAAGAGAATTCTGTGGGTAAGTGAGTAATTTCATCAAAACCTATCCAACTATAGGCTTGTCCCTGATAACGATATACATCTGCATCACGTTCAAGGAAGCCAAACTCTATCTTAGCTCCGCTGGGGAAGTTCCAAAGTTTTTCTACTTCACGGTATTTACAGCCGGGAAAAGCCTTGGGATATAACTCTCGGCTCTTGTCTATTAGCTCTCGTAGCTCTGGCATTGAACGTCTAATGATTAAGGCCCTGTGTGCGGCTCTGTGAGCGTATCTGAGAGGATCTACGAGCATTGCATAGCTTTTACCACCCCCTGCTGCTCCGCCGTACAGAACGTCTGTCTCGGCTGCTGCGAGGAACTCTGTTTGAGGCCCTTCATTTGGAGCAAAGATAACATTTTCTTTTGCTTCTTGTTGAACTTGCTTGGGGGTGTTTGATAGCTCTTCGGGGGTTATAATTTTATCGGAGTCTAAGTTTTCTAGCTTTTTTATTGTTTGCTTTGTGTTTTTTAAAGATTCTTTATAAGCATGTAGCTTAGATTCAGTCTTAGCTATTTTCTTTTGTTTATCTTTTATAACTCGGTTAGCAGTTAACTTAGCCTTAGTTTGACTATGATAATTATATCCTCTGCCTTTTGAGCCTTTAGGTCTACCACCTTTTAATCTAGGTGTACCGTCTACCTTAAAGATAAAGTTATTATCTTCATCTTTAAGATACTTATCTGGATTAATTTCCCAATCTTTCATTGTCAATTATATTCTTTAAACCTTGATAACTTAGTTTACGACCTGTTTTATATTCAATCCAAGAAGAACCTTCTCGTAAAGATATTACTTTATTAGATACTAATTCTTTTATTTCATCTAATACCTTTAACTCTTCTTCTATCGGTATTAATTCTTTTTTTTCTTTCTTATAGCCGAAAGGTACATGTCCCCTAAGCTTCCTCGTATTCTCCATCAATAATAACCTCTTGTTTAGAAGGTAGTATAAATAAACCTCCTTCAGCCTTATGACTTACATCTATACGTTCTGATTTACCTAAGCCTACACGGTCTAGGATTGTCTGTGCTGCCTGTAGCCTCATGTTAGCCTGTGGAATAGGCACATCAGAGTTCATTACTTCTACAAGTTTTAAAGCAGCTTTTGGAGCTGACTGGGCTAGGATTCCTTCAGCTATGTCTAATATTTCTTTTTTTAATGATTTTACAACCTGATAATGACCACTATTGTACCCAGCCAACTCCGCTGCCTTCTTCGGATCACCTCCTTGTTCCACTAGGTGTTCTAAGAAAGAGTGTTGTTTATCTGTCAGTTCTTTATTCATACTTATCATTATAGAGCTTATAGCCATTTTGTCAAGTAGTAAATTTAACTTGACAAAACGCACTTTCAGCTATATACTAACGTAATCGGTCCCCCCGGTTACATATAGATATATGTATAAGTTTATCTTCTTTAAATACCCGCCCTAACCGAACAGGAAGCTATAAGATCCTTATAGGATGTTGTTCGGTTAGTAAGGTGTCAAGATGCTATATATCCCTTATAGCATCTTGACACCTTAGTGGGTCTTTAAATACCCGCCTTAACCGGACAAGAAGCTATAAGGATCTCCTATAGGATGTTGTCCGGTTAGTGGGTCTATTAGCCCCGCCCAGAAGTACCTGCTTGACACTCCAGAGTTTCCAAAAATGTATAACATTTAGTATATATGGGGGTGGGGGGTACTGGCCTCCTGCCCACCCTCCGAGGACTCCAGAGTTTCTTAAGAAACTCTAAAGATCTCCAGAGTCCAAGCCTCAGAGTTTCTTAGGAAACTCCAGAGTACTCCAGAATACTTTAAAGTTCTTTAAAGTAATATTAAATAAAATTACTTTGTAATTCTTATGTACTTGATAGAGTCCCAGAGGACTCCCTAGTGTGTTAGTTTTAAAGATTCTTTAAAACTCTCCGAGGATTTTCAGAGACTTACGAGTATTTCTATCCATAGTATAATAATACTATGAGAATTCCAGAACTAACTACAAAGTAGTTAAAAAATACTTGACAGACCCGCCAAAAAACTGCCAATCGCGCAGGTATATACACATGCACAACCCCATCATAATCTATGATTATGAAAATAATTCATGTGACAAAGGCCGAAAAGTTTGCCATCGCACACAGCCACACATGCACACGACCCCTAGAACTACGTTCTAAAAAATAAGTGTTGACAAGGGTTTCGGCAACTGCTAGGGACGATCACAACATGCACTGATGACATGTCCACATGATGCAGGCTTTCTTCGCGTGTTAACAGGCGCATAATGCGATCATGATTAATCGCGCACCAGAAAGCCTTGACAATCAAATCGGATTCCAGCACCTTGATATGGCCTCCAGCAATTCGGCTGTTTGGCAACTCAGGAGTTTTATCATGGCGACATTCACATACAACATCGACGACAACAAGCTGGCATCTGGCAAGCAGTTCAACGCTGTATGCTCACACTACACTAACCTACTCGCTACGAAGTTAAATTTAACTTCACAGGATCGTTATGTCCTGTTTAACAGGATGAGAGGTGCTGTAGGTCATTACTTCGGAGAAGTATTGAACTCTAAGATGACTCATGGCGATGTGCAATTGGCTTTTCAAGCCACTGTGGTTCCCTCAGACATCTTAATTACTATTAAGATTCCTAGTGTTGAGCCGAAGGCTACACCCAAGGTTCAACCAAAGGTTGCAGAGGCTCCTAAGAAGGGCCGAGGTAGACCCAAAGGGTCTAAGAATAAAGCAAAAGAGACTACGAAGTCTCCAGAGACTTTAGAGCAACGGGTAGATTCCTTAGAATCTAAGATGGATAAAATCTTAGAGATTCTAACTGCGAAGTAATCCTGAGTCACCTGAGTATGTGAATAAACTACTCGCCTGAATTTAATTAATATTACGAGGTGGTTTATGTGGTTTGTAGATTTTATGGTTAGTGTATTTATATTTTTAATATATTTATTATTAATAATCTCGCTGCTTTGTGTGAGTGCATTTAATATATATTTATTACCAATCACAGTACCACTGATGATGTTATTTACAATAGTTTGGGATGAAAGTTTAAGAGGGTTCCATTAATTTTCTAAGTTTGGTACATACCGTATGAAAGACTACGATGGTGGCTGACTGTAATTCCTATAAGGTGAGTAATTTATAATTAACAGGGTTGCTCCTGCCAAGTTATAAATTGTGACTTAGAAAATTAATATCCTGAGTATGATATAAAACTACTCACTTATTAATATTAGGAGTTTTTAGTATGGAAATTACCAGAGTATCAATGATTAGTAAGAAAGAAAATACTTTAGATCTAGATGTAACCCCTAGGCAAATTGAGGCTTGGCGTTGTGGTATGTTAATTCAGGATGCTATGCCTAATTTAACATCGGATGAAAGAGAGTTTATTGTGTCGGGTATTACTAAAGATGAGTGGGATAGTGTATTTGGAGATGAATAAAATTCATAATGGAGAGTAAATATGTATTATTCTTATGGCGATGGGTCTGGTAAGTGGCATAGCCAAACCATAAAGAGATTCAATGACTTAGAAACTGAGTCATTAAAATATATTATGTTTGACTGTAGCAGAGCTTTAGAGGCTATGCCTGACAATCCAAAGGCAGGACAATATCAAGATGAGATTCTTTATTGTGCTATGGAGTTAAATAAAAGGAGAAATACTTGAAAACTATATTACATGTTAATCAGCATAACATTAGAGCTAATAGTAAAGGGGCTGATCTACCAGTACTTACTGTTAAAGATTATAAACAAAATAGGAAATGTAATCAGGCATTAATTAAAGACGCCGAAGGTAACGTAGTTGCTAAGTTAATATATAGTCCAGACAAGCCACTGTCCTGTGGTGCCAAGGTCTGGATAGAAACTGAATTAAATGTGGAGACAATATAATGTATAAAACTCACGCTACTAAAGTTCAATCTTATGCACAAAGATCTGCCGATAACATGGCATGGGTTGTTATTATGGTTATTTGTTCAATCAGAATGAATTGGTTAACCGTAGGTTTTCAGTTAACGGATATTAAAAAGTTTAAATTAGACTCTAGGTTTCTTAAAAACAAAACTAGGGCCAAAGGTTATATGTATATTATGACTCACAAGCATAAAATTTATAGCCAGATGCTGGCAGTAATTAACTCACATAAGAACGATGACGAGAAAGCATTATCACTTATGAAAATATTCATTAGGATTCCGGGGCTTGGATTAGCTAAAGCTGGCTTTGTTTGTCAGTTAACTGCTGGATTAGTTGGGTGTATGGATAGCCATAATGTAAAGTTATTTGGCATTGAGCCAAAGTGTTTAGAGTATGATAAAAATATTAAGAAGGAGGCGTTACTTATTGAAAAGAAAAGGAATTATATTAAGATTTGCCATGAGTATGGCACAGAATTTCTTTGGAATAATTGGTGTGAATTCTTGGCTAACGACTCAGGATCTAATAGTAAATGGGTTGACGGGTTCCATGCCTCGGAAGTACACTATACTTATCTGACTCAGGAGGGCTGAGATGTTATACAAACATGACTGTAAAAACTGTGTATATGTAAAAACTGTGGGCAACTGTGACTACCATATTTGCATTGATGAGACTGCCAAAAACGGCTCTTTGATTCGTCGGTATAGTAGTGAAGGTTCTGATTATAGGTCAACAAACATAGACGCCTTTTTAAGGAGGTTATAAGATGTATTACGCAACTAGGGTTGATTCATGTAGCGGGATTTGGTTTGTTAATAAAACTTTAAAAGGCTTTGTCAAGAAATTTCATGATGGCGACGAGATTCTCATCTGTAAGAAAAAACCAGACACTGCCGACTACGGTTATTATTATAAAGTAATAGACGGTAAAGTTAAGCGCCACCCTAAGAAAGCAGTTAATGTAATGTGGGTGAAAAGGGAGTTAGGGCTATGAGGTATAATAGAATATTAGAGTTTAATGTAGGTAAAGTAAAAGGTTCTTGTCTTGTTTATTATGAGCCTCCTCAATACGAGCCACCCAACATGATTCAACAACAGTATATTGAGTTCTCTCATGTAGATGTTAATAATAAACTAATACCTTTTGAGAGTATTAATGATGTTTTATTTGGAATTATGGAACAAGCTTTTGAACAAGAACAAAAAGACTACTTAGCTTATGGAGATTATTAATGAGCTTAACACTTTGGGTTACACAAGACATAGAAGTTATTCATTTTAAAGGTTATAAAAAACACACTATAAGGAGGTTTAAAAAGTTTAATACATTATCACAAGCACAGGAGGAACTAGAAAAAAACAGTGACAACTATTATATATATGAGGGAGTTAAACCTGATGACCTTCATGGAGTTTATAACTTCGTAGGTAATAGATTACATAGGATAGACAATGAAGCAAGTATTAATAGACGTAAGAAACAGCTACGGTAATACTTTATATTACCCAGCCTGTATAAACGCTTGTAAGTTTGCACAGATAGCTGCCACAAAAACTTTATCGGTACAGGTACTAAAGTATATTAAAGAACTAGGTTACACAATCACTGTAAAACAAAAGGAAGTAATAGTATGAACAACGTAATTAATATGTTTGAAAACGCCAAAGTTGCTGACTACGGCCCTGCTGATTTTGATATTGATCAAGCGCCTTTAACTTATATTACTGAAAGAGGTATTCAGAAAGCATCCAAGCATGTAATATATAGAACAGATACTGGAGAAGAGTTAGGTATACACGGCTCACGGTACTCAGACTTATATGATTTATCTTATAAGAGAATGATAGATAACCAAAGAGATTGTATTAATAAATCTGGTTTAGACCTCGGAGGTCTTAGCGAAGACATACAAGTATCACATAACGGTGCTAAGTGCTTTGTTAAACATACCCTACCAGATGTAAAACTACGAACTCCAGATGGTGATCAAGCAGCCCTAACATTCTTAACTGTTAGTAGCCTAGATGGCACCTTCCCCTTTATATCTACAACAGGAGCCAATCAGTGGGCCTGTATGAATGGTCAAGTATTTACTAATGGTGCAGCTACCATGTATAAATCTAGACACACTAAGAAATTAGATGTAGATCATGCCGCTAAGATTATGTATCAAGCTGTAGATATATTTAAAGATGAGGTAGACAAGTGGTTTGTCTGGTCTGAGATTGGTGTACATAATATGGATGCCTTCTTTGCTTTTGCTAAAGCAGCTAATGCAAAGGCAGTGTTTGCTTGGCGTAAGGAATACCCAACATCCCCTATAAGCGAGATGCTTTTACAACCTAAGATATATAGCAATACTGCTCTGATGTATATGTGGGATAAATATACTACACATTACTCTAAGAAAATGGGTACGAATCAATGGGCTGTATACAATACACTTACTGATTGGTCTACTCATGCTCCAGCAGCAAGGGAATCTTCTCAGGTAAACATTGCTTCTATATCTTATAAGCGTGGTGAGACTGTTCGTGATACAATTATTTCTAACTTTCGGGAGGCAGCGTAATGACTCTCAGTGAAGCTGCTGGATATTTAGATCAAACAGAAGATGAGCTTTGGAGCTGGATTAATAATCTTAAAAGGAGTGGCTATAGATTTTTTAATAATGGGTACGATTGCGATGGTTGTATTTATACAGATGCAGATGGAGGAGCCTTGTTAATTAAAGGGTACTCTGAAATTTATGAAACAGAAGGAGGTCAAATAGAATTATTAGAAGACTGCACGTATTGTAATATAGAATATTCTATGTTGAGAAAGATCTTTAAAGAGTTAGAAAGTTCGGCAAAAGAGTTTGAAAAAAATATTATGGAGGAAGCGTAATGAATATAGATACCGATGCAGACTATGTACTTGAGGCTTACTGGTGGGAGCACAAGCTAGTAGACAATGTAGTTAAACGTAAGAAGAAACATATGTTAGCTTGTATAGCATGTTATAAAGAATATGAAGATCCTTCGGGGCAGCTTGAGGAAATACTAGCTTTAAAAGATGCGCTTACTGTAGCATACCGCTATCATCCCGATGGTGATGTGGTTGTTAAGTTAACTATTAAAGAGGAGCTCGTAAACGGATGAAATTTAATATAGATATTATTGATTGTTTAATTGATACCGCTGAAAGAACAACAGACTTAGAAGGTGTTTACAACGATAAGACTGGGAAGTTTTTTACATGGGAAGAAATTTATAAAGCAAGGGAAGAAAATGAAATTTGATATAGACTGGGACACAATAGATGCAATCGGTATAGAGTTTGTTAAAGAATCCTATGCGGGATTACTTGAAACATTCAGTGGGTATGATCCTGAAAACGCTGATCATAAAGAAGATTTTTATGACGATGAGTGGAGGGTTGAATGCTTTGAAACTGTTTTAAAATACATACTACCTAAAGGAGAAGCACATGCGTTTATTGCGGGACAAAGGCAAAAACACCTTAGCCAGATTGACCTCTTTAATTAAAGGGGTTTGGGAAGACATGACAGCAGGTGAGTTAAGTGAGAACGAAAGAACTTATATTAAAACATCTGCCGTTATATTTTTATTATTTCTTTATGTATGGGTGACAATATGAAAGTAGAATTGATTGATTTGATGGGCGGGGACTTGACTGTTGTAAACAGTGCCAGAGTTTCCTTTGATAAGATAGCATCTAAAGTTAAGGAGTCAGACCAGAAGTTAATTAGATACCTAGCAGCACACGACCACTGGACTCCATTTGGACACGTTCAGGCACAGTTCAGGATTAAGGCCCCCGTATTTGTTGCAAGGCAGTTGGTTAAGCATCAGGTGGGCATGGTCTGGAACGAGACGAGTCGTAGGTATGTAGATAGCGAGCCAGAGTTTCATGCCCCCGAAGCTTGGAGGAAACGTGCGCCAGATAAGAAACAAGGTTCACTATTAGAAACATTTACAGGGATAGATGAGGAGCATTGGGATACAATATATTGGGGCCACATGGAAACTTGTAAGACTATCTACGATATCATGATTGCTTCTGGTGTAGCCCCTGAACAGGCTCGTATGATTCTACCGCAGTCTATGATGACTGAGTGGATATGGACAGGATCACTGGTTGCATTTGCTAGGGTAGTTAAGTTAAGATCCAGTTCTGATGCACAGTATGAGTGTCAGCACATAGCAAACAGAATTAAAAAAGAGTTAGACAACACCCCACAAGTTGAGTATTCTTGGAGAGAATTATGTCAATAGGCACTAGGATTTTTGTACACGATACTGTTAAAATTAATATCAAAAGATCTTTAGCGGATGACAAACAGTCTAAAGATACTTGGGACATTACGATAACAGATGATAGAGGTGAGAACGTGACTATCTATTGTTGGGGCGATGATGCTATACTTACGGGAGATCTTACAGGAGAAGGTGTATGACAGCAGACGAGGAAGGTTGGATTGAAGGGATGGCAGACTTCTACTCAGCAGTAGATGACGCATGGGCTTATGCTTTTGTTATGAGCTTAGGTACTCGTACTCCTAATGATGTTACGAAACAAAAGTTTATTGAGTTTGTTTCAGATACTCTCATGAGTGTGAACGATGACCTTTCTTGTAGCACCGATGACATCATCAACATGATCCCAGATTTTATTGAATACTTAGGAGACTGGTAATGTTTGTAGAAGATATTTTAAAACTAAAAGAACAACTGTTAAACCCTAAAAGAAGTGATGAGTTTATTGTACCATTATACATTGAAGGTTGGAGATACTTTAAAGTAAAAGTAGGTAACAAGTATTGTTTCTTAACACCCCTTGTAGGAGGTAACAGGAGCAAGAAGAGATTAAGTTCTTTTAAACAAGAGCTTAAAGAAACTTACTGGAGTGCTGCGACATGGCATTCTAGTAGGCAGGGCAAACGCCCTAGAAACTGGAAGAATTTGTACGCTTGACAAGAAGTTTTGCATCGCTTATACTTCCCAAACCATAAACCTATAGGAGAAAATACGATGGCTATTGTTGATGGAGTTGCTTACTGGGCTAGTGTCACTACCCCCAACACAACCTATGAACCTGTCTACAGTATTAATGTAGTAGTAGATAATGAAGTTGCTAATGACTTCAGGAGCCGAGGCTTTACTGTTAAAGATAAAGAAGAAGGCCCAACCATTGTTGTTAAACGTAAAGTGCATGGACCTAATGGTATGATTAGAACTGCACCTAAGTTAATTGACAATATGAAAAATGAAATGGACTGTCAGATCGGTAATGGATCTACTGTACGTGTCCAGTATAAAGAGTGGGAAATCACTCGCCAAGGTACTTTGTATAAAGGACTAGACCTACAAGCTGTACAGGTTAAAAGCTTAGTCTCTTTCAGTAAGGGCGGTTTAGATGAGTTTGATATCATTGAAGATGAAGAGGAGGTAGATGAACTATGACACAGTTCACATATAAAACTGATGATGGTTTGTATGATGTAGAAAAATTAAATGATGCTGGTAAAGTAGCTTTTAATTATCTTGCTGAAGTACAGTCTGAAGTTCAAATGCTTAGTAAAAAGATTGACGTTCTCAACGCAGCAGCTAAAACATACAATGGCATGTTGCAAGAGAATCTAGATCCCGAAGCTTTAATAGCCGAAGAGGATCAGGCAGAGTCTTAAATAACAGGGGGTGTAAAAGCCCCCTTTCTTTTTATATCAGGAGTTAATATGTCTTTTGTTGCCTTTAGAAAGCCTTGCCCTGAATGTGGTGGCAGTGACCCCGTTCAGATAAATGACAATGGATCAGCTAAATGTTTTAGTTGTCAAACTTATTTTAGAGACTATGAGAAAGCCATGAATGGTGAACCCGTTAGCGATTTTAAAACCTATAAGAATAACTCAATGAATAATATAGATGGAGAATACTTGGAGCTAAGAGATCGTAAGATTTCTTTAGCAACAGCAAAGAAGTACGGTGTTAAGGCAGTAGTAAATAGTAAAGGAGAAATAGTTAAACATTACTATCCTTACTACACAGCAAACGAGATCAGTGGCTACAAGGTAAGAGAGCCTAATAAACTATTCTCATGGCAGGGTCAGGCAAAAGAGTCTGGCCTTTTTGGTCAGCAAGCATTCAACTCTGGGGGTAAGTACGTCACCTTAACAGAGGGCGAGTGTGATGCTATGGCAGCTTATGAACTACTTGGTTCTAAGTGGCCTGTGCTATCAGTAAAGAATGGTGCTGGTGGTTCTGTTAAAGATGTCAAGCAAAATCTAGAGTACCTAGAAAAGTTTGATAACGTAGTCATATCATTTGACAATGACAAGGTAGGTAAAGAGGCTGCTCGTAAAGTAGCAAAGCTTTTAACTCCCGGTAAGGCTAGGATATTAACACTGTCAGAGGACTACAAAGATCCTAATGACATGCTAAGGCAGGGACTTCATCAAAACTATGTGACTGCTTGGTGGGCCTCTAACATCTATACACCAGCAGGTGTACTTAACTTAACTGATAACCTAGAAAAATTAATTAATCGTGAAAAGATAGAGTCAGTACCTTATCCTTGGAGCGGCCTTAATGAAAAGTTGTATGGTATGCGGCGAGGAGAGCTTATTACTTTAACAGGTGGTACTGGCTTAGGTAAGTCTAGTATTACTAGAGAGCTTGAGCACTGGCTACTCAACGAGACACAAGATAACGTAGGTATTATTGCCCTTGAAGAGAACTGGAAAAGAACAGCAGATGGTATATTGTCTATTGAAGCCAATGAAAGATTGTACATAGAACAAATTAGGGAGCAGTACGGAGACGATAAGTATACAGAGCTTGCTAATAAAGTATTTAAAGGAGACAATGAAAATCGTTTATGGATTCATGCTCACTATGGGGCAACCGACTTTGATGATATTTTATCTAAGATTCGGTACATGATTATAGGCTGTAACTGTAAGTGGATAGTCGTAGACCATCTGCACATGTTAGTTATGAGTGCTGCCTTTGGTGATGAAAGAACTACCATTGATAACATCATGGGTTCCCTTAGTAGGCTTGTTGAAGAAACAAATGTAGGTATGATATTAGTATCACATCTACGTAGAGTAGAAGGAAACAAGGGACATGAGCAAGGCGTTACTGTAGGACTGTCTCACCTCAGAGGCTCTGCAAGTATTGCTCAGGTATCTGATTGTGTTATTGCACTGGAACGTGATCAACAATCAGAAGATCCGCAAGAGGCAAACACAACACACATGCGTGTACTTAAATCTAGATACACAGGAGATGTAGGGATGGCAACACACTTGTTATATGATAAAGATAGTGGTAGACTCAGGGAAGTATTTGTAGATGAGTCATCTGAAGAGTTGGAGTTATGAAATCATTAGTCTTTGATATAGAAACGGATGGGCTAGATGCCAAAAAAATATGGTGCATTTCTGCCCTTGACGTAGACACAGAACAACAATACTCTTATGGTCCCTCAGAATTATCTGAGGGTTTTGACATGCTTTTAAAAGCAGACAAGCTAATAGGCCACAACATTATTGGTTTTGATATTCCAGTAATCAATAAGCTAACTGGCTTAAACTTAATGGACAAAGAACTTGTAGACACACTTGTTCTTTCAAGATTATTTAATCCAGTTCGTGAGGGGAATCATGGCTTAGAAAGATGGGGCTATGCTTTAGGATCTCCTAAGATTGAGTTTGATCAGTATGATAGTTACAGTGTTGAGATGCTCAAGTATTGTGAGCAGGATGTATATCTTAACTATCAAGTTTATAAAGCTTTAAAAAAAGAGTCTAAAGGATTCTCTCGTCAAAGCGTTGTGCTTGAGCATGAAACAAATAAGATATTATCTCAGCAAAGAGATCATGGATTCCTGTTTGATGTTGAAGAAGCTACAAAGCTATTGGGTGTCTTGAACAGCAGACTTGCTGAGATTGTAAATAAAATTAATGAATGCTTTAAGCCCAAGCAAGAAGTAAGAAAAATATTTCGGAGGTATAGTCCTCAGAAAAAACTGTTGAAAACAGGTGTAGATAACTTCGGAAAAAATACTAGGGTTACAGACGAAGAGTATACTGCCCTTAAAACAGAAGCATTTGTTGAAAGGGTATATGTTAAAGATTTTAATCCAGCCTCTAGACAACAGATAGGAGAGTACCTACAAGACTTTGGATGGGAACCTTTAGAGCATACCCCTACAGGACAGCCTAAGATAGATGAAAAGATTTTGTCGCAGATCAAAGGCATCCCTGAAGCAGAAGTAATTTCTGAGTTTCTTATGATCCAGAAAAGAATATCTCAAATTAGTTCTTGGTTCAAAGAACTAGATGAAGATACCTTTAGGGTTCATGGGTTCGTTAATCATAACGGCACTATTACAGGGCGCATGACACACCGTAATCCTAATATGGCACAGATACCCAGCTCTAGTTCTAGCTACGGTAAAGAGTGTCGAGCATGTTGGACAATACCTAAAGGGTATAAGCTTGTAGGAATTGATGCTTCAGGATTAGAATTAAGAATGCTGGCCCATTATATGAATGATGAGGAGTACACAAATGAAATCCTTAATGGAGACATACACACCACTAATCAAAAACTTGCAGGACTTGAATCAAGAAATCAGGCTAAGACTTTCATCTATGCACTACTATACGGAGCAGGAGATGCAAAGCTTGGAACAGTGGCTGGAGGAGGTAAGAGTGTTGGAAGGAACCTTAGAAAATCATTTATTAGTAATCTCCCATCATTCAAGGCTCTTAAAGATAGAGTTGCTGGAGCTTCAGCAAAGGGCTATCTTAAAGCACTAGATGGTCGTAAGCTTTACATTAGGTCTGAACATTCCGCACTTAATACATTATTACAAGGGGCTGGTGCTATTGTAATGAAGCAAGCGTTGATTATACTTAACGATAAGATTAAAGATTTAGATGCCCACTTTGTCGCTAACGTACACGATGAGTGGCAAATAGAAGTAAGAGAAGACCAAGCTGACGAGGTTGGTAGGCTTGGTGTTGAGGCAATCATTGAAGCCGGTAAGGTTCTTGAACTTAAATGCCCACTAGATGGGGAGTATAAGACAGGAGATAACTGGAGTGAAACACATTAAAATTTC